GCCATTTAGAATACTCCTTTAAAACCTTTTCCTCTAATAGCTGCTCTTGCGCCACGAACCATGCCTCCGCCTGCTTTCTTCACAGGTTTCTTACCCATCATTTGTTTTGCCATTTTATTTTCTTTTGCTGTGGCAGGTCGTAATCCTATTTCTAAAACTAAACCACCACTTTTCTTTTTGATAACACCTCTGCCCATCAAAACATCTTTCATAGTGACTTTGCCATCACCACTTAGATCTGGAAATTTTTTTGCAGAGCCTCCATCTTTTAGACCTTGTGCTCTTAGTTTTCTAGTTGCTTCTGCTAAACCGCCTTCTTTCATAAAACCCATTTTGTTACGGACTTCTGTTGGGAGTTTTGCTAAACCAGGATTTTTAGCCTTATCTACAGGTTTTAAATTTTTTTTCATCAGTGTATCGTCCTATCCGTTGGAGGAATTTCCTCGTATTTAAAATTTCCTAATAACTGTAGCAGATCTTGAGTTTCTTTCAAACCTAATTCTTTGTACATCGCCCACTGCCCTGCAGCTAATAAGGCACTAGCGATGGCTAAAGGATGAACATCTTGTGAAATGTAAATTGTGTGAATAGCTTTAAATTCATTAGTCAAAGCATTAACGACTTCCCTATCTATGTTCTCCCAAGGGTTCTTGTCATTTTTTCTTTTTTTTGCCATTTTTTTGTTTACCTGCTTTTTGTAGTGCAATCGCAACTGCTTGTTTTTGAGGCTTACCCTCTCGTCTTAGTTTAGATATATTAGCACTTATTGTGCGATTACTACTACCTTTTTTTAGAGGCATTTAATCTCGCAATTTGAACCGCAGTTCTTTGATTTTGAATTCTTTGTTGTTGAGCAAGTTTTGTAGAGTCAGATTGTTTTTTATAACTTAGTTTTTCTTCTTCTAATTTTCTAGATGCTAAATCATCGGCAGCGTCTAAGTTTACTCTTTGTTGCTCTAAATCTAATTCTCTTGCTTTAATTTCTACCAACGGATCTTGGCCTTGTTGACCAAATCCTAAAACTTCTTGTTCTTCTGCTACTGCCTCATCTAACTTGGCTGCAATTTTTACTGCCACTTGCTTTTCAATTTGAGCGTTAAATTGTTGTTGTAGTTCTGGTGGAATCTGTCCACCAAATTTTATTGCCTCTTGATTAATTTGTGGTGTCACCTCCATCATCACTTCGTTTCTTGCCTGAGCAGACATGTGCTCAACGATATGTGCTTGAAGTATGGTGGCCACTTGAGGATTGTTTCTAACTAAAAACGAACTCATAAAAGCTCTGTGTGCTTCTATGTGAGCATCGTGATCTTGTTCAGGGAAAACAACTAATGCTTGTAATCGAAGTGCTTGTGCGTTTTCCATACCAGGATCTATTGGTGTGGGTTTTGCAGGTGGAGGTAGAATAGCCTCAACCTGTTGCACACCTAATGAAATGTACATTCTACGATACGCCTCGTATAAATTATGAACTTGTGGATTGCTTTGCGCCAATTGTAGTTGAGTTTGAGCCAACATAATTCTTTGAGACATGGAGAATATATTCGGATCAGATATAGGCATGACATCTACTCTGTCATCAAAGTCTGTGGCTTTAATCGCTCTATTACCACCCTGTACATTGTAGGGATATTCAGGAGGTAGAGACGATGCAAATAATTTTGCTAGTAATTCAAATTCTTGTTTTTGTGCGTTGTGACATCTTTTGTGAATCGCACTCATCACTTTAGTCCCTTGCTCAAGTAACGCCATGGTTGTTCCAACAGGGTTGGCTTGTGAACCATCGCCCACTTTCATATCTGCTATCGCAGCAAATCTTCTACCCGCATCAACAACAAAACCTAGTAATTGAAATAAAGTTCCGTCAGGTCCTTTGTAGGGAAGTGGTAATAATGCATTTCTAAGATCACCACCTGGTGCATCTACATCTCTAAACTCACCAGGGGTAAGAGGCTCTTCATCATCTCTGACTCTTAGTCCTCTTGATTTGAAACCAGCAGGTAAGTTGGCTAATGTACCTGCATCTAACAATGCTCGAAGCGCTGCGGTTGCAGTTCTTGTCAAACCTCCAAGCATGTGTACTAAACCAAAACCATAAAAGCCGAGTCCAGGTAAGAACTTGTAATGAACAAAATATTTTTGTCTCATGAACATAGGATCGTTTTGTAAATAGTTTCGATAGATTGATAAAATTTTTCCGTTGCCCTGTTCTAGTGTTACCACGTAAGGAAGTTTTAATCCTGTTGGCTCTCCGTCCGCCCCGATATTTTCGAAGCCCTCTAAATCTAAATCAACATGCATTTCTAATAATTCATACTGACCTGCGTACGCAGATTTTTTTACACCTTCTAATTCATCGTACTTCTCTTGAATATCAGAATACGAAGAATACAATTCATCATCTTCCTCCATGTCAATATCTCGATAGAAACCAGAGATCATCTGTCTCTTTAAATCGTTTGGAGAAATTTTTATGACATGAGTAATTCTTTCTGCATCATCTAATTCAGATGCACCATAGTTCACAACTAAATCTTCACTTGGAACAAATTTTGCACACGGTCTTGCCATGTTGCTATCGTAATAAATTTTTTTAAATGCACTTCCTGCCAACGGTAAGTGAAACAATAACTGGTCCATCTCGGGATCGTACTCTTTCATCTTATACATCAACTGATAGTTCATAAATTCTTTGACACGCTCTGCTTGTTGCTCAACAATTTCGTTCACCTCTCCGATGATTGTTGTTTTAACAGGACCGCCCGCAGGCAAGAGTTCTTTATACGCTCCTGCTTGAAACTGCGTGACTGCCTCTGCGAGTAGTGGATGAGAAACTGATGCTGCCCCTCTGAAGGGATTTGAAACTTCTGTATATTTAAATCCTAATAAATCTAATCCTTTGATATAACTTTGTTCCCAATCTTTTCTTGATGTTAAATCGACTGAGAACTGTGATCGTAATTCGTTTGAAATTTGTGCGAGTGTTTCTTCTTGAATTTTGTTGGCTAAGTTGTCAGCGAATCCGTCTCCTGTGTCCTCGGGCGATGGACCAATGTTGGCGATCACCTCTTCATCAGTCTCCACCTCGACATCCATAGGAGTCGTTGCTTCTTCAAGTGTAAGTTCTTCTTCTACACCTTGCGGTGCTTCGTTTAATGTTTTATCAATTTCAGCCATTCAGTATTTATACCTTATGATCCATAAAAAGCAATCTTGCGTCTTGGTATGTCCTCTATCTCTTCATCGTATTCGTGTTGTAATGCACCGAACTGTCGGTATCGCATTAACGCTTGTGTCATGCTATCTACATAGTCGTCGTTTCTACCATAAGGGAAAGCCGCACACTCTTCAATCAATTCTTCTGCCCACTTATATGGTGGATACCAAATCATTCCACTCTCAAATAACGGTGAAATAGAATTTACTCTCACCATTTTATCGTTACCTCTGCTAGGAGTGTAGTTTATAACGGGAATACCCATGGCTTGTAGCTCTTGAGTGAGTGGCATACCACTTGCTTTAGCCTCTACGATAATTTGTTCGGGTTGCCAATACTCATTTTTCTCTAATGCTATCCTTTTTAAGTCAGGAAAGTCCCATCTTCCCTTTTCTGCCTCCAAAAGTATGACATTGGGCTTGCCGACCACCTCATTATAGAAAACTCCCCATGTTGTAACCGCAGAAAAGTCCGCAGTTTCTCTAGAACTGAACGCAGTATCGTAACTTTGTATGACATATTGCAAAGGAGGCATCGGTTTTTCCCAAAGTTGCCACCATTCTCGCTTAATTATGGAAGTTTCTTCCGATGTTGGCTCTTGTTGCCACTGTGCGTTCCATTTTCCCACGGGCAAAGACGCTTTTACAGCGTCGAGTTGGTCTTTTTTCCAAAATTCAGGCCATTGCGGTTGTCCGTTGTCCATGATCGCAGGAAAATCTACTATTTCCCACTTGTCCGCCATCGGATCTTTCATCTGAGCCTCGATTAATCTCTCTGTAAGGTCGTCTTCCGACCATCTTGTCATGACGACAACGATACTTCCGCCTGGTTGAAGACGCTGACGGGGTCCTGAAGTGTACCATTCCCATGCATTCTCCATAGAAGTCTTCGATAAAGCGTCTTGTTCGGAGTGTGGGTCGTCGATAATGAGTAAATCTGCACCACGCCCTGTTATTGAACCACCGACACCTGCCGCATCT